AAACGGCAAGGGTTTTGCTACTAGAACACAAACGGTTATATTTTTGCTGCAATTGGCATTAGATAAACCCTCTTGTAAACTGTCCGGCAGGAAGTGATACATTGACCTCCATCGAACAAATACGTAACATACCTATAATGGATATTTATAACTATTATATTTGTGGTAAAATTATTAGACGGGGTAATAATTATTGGACTAGTTGCCCGTGGCATGGATCAGATAGCGACCCATCACTAAAAATATATGTTAGCCAGAATAAATACTGGTGCTATGGTTGCAATAGTGGCGGTACACAGATTGACATGGTTATGCATGCGCTTGATTTAGCCGTCAGTGATGCTATTAAGCGACTTGAGAGTGATTTTAATATTACTGGGACCCGTGATATTAAACAAGACCGTGAACGACAAACAAAGTTGCAAATACAGCGACAATTTGAAAGAGATTTTAACCGAATATTTGTTAACTTATGTAAATTAAATCATAGTTTAATTAAAATGTCACAGGACATAAAAATAATTATTAAACATCCTTGCATATTTATGCATCAATTGCGAATAAATAATTTATTAGATGAAATGTGCAGCAAAAACGAAACTGAACAAGTACAGGCATGGCGAAAATCAAAGAGGCGGTACGATTGGATGTGAACGATTTAACACCCGATGAACAAGAGTCGTTAGTTCGTGAAGGCCAAATGGATTATGACCAGACAATAGATCAATTAGTATGTCAAGTTGAGACATTAGTGCTTAATAACAGGCTTGCTTTTTGCAGAAAAAATATTCCTAAAATATTTAAAGAAGTGTCAGAAATAAAAAAAGCGCAAGTTTGCAAAAAACTTGGCAAGTTGCTAGAAGTTTCAGCGACAGCGGTAAAAAAAGAACTCCAGCCAGCAGTAAATTATCATGAAAATTGGTTTGATGATGACGGACATTTTGTTGCTCCATTATTAGTAGACAAAATACTTCGAGAACACAAAATAGAATATGATTTGCAAGACTTATTTATTTATGATGGTGGCGCGTATCGACCATTAGGCAGGGACTATATAAAAAAGTTGGTTCTTGAAATACTGGCCGAAGATTATCGGGATATGCACGGAAACGAAGTTATTCGCCAGATTGAGACTCGTTTAAAGCATCCTAATCCAATTTTAAATTGTAACCAGTTTATTATTAACTTGAACAATGGGATTATAGATATGACTAGCAACGAAATTAAATTATTAAAGCACAGTTCAAAATACTTATCGTCAATACGAATACCCATCACTTACGATCCAGCAGCAACATGCCCGAACATAATAAAGTTTTTGTCTGATGTATTGCACCCTGATTGTATCGCCATTTCTAAGGAATTATTTGGATATTGTTTGATACCAAATAATCGTATGCAGAAAGCGTTCTTGTTAAAATCAGGCGGTGAATCTGGTAAGTCGGTATTTATTGATTTGCTGTCTAGTTTTCTAGGTGAAAAAAATGTTTCGGGAGATTCCCTGCAAGAACTAACGGAAAATCGTTTTCGAACAGCAAACCTTGCAGGTAAATTAGCAAACATATGTGCTGATATATCAAACAAAGCAATTGAAGATACCTCGCTATTTAAGGCTCTTGTTGGTGGTGACTATGTAACGGCAGAGCGCAAAGGCCAAGACCCATTCAAATTTAAAAATATTGCTAAAATGATATTTTCAGCAAATGAATTACCTCGTACCAAGGATAATTCACACGGATTTTTTCGCAGGTGGGTAATACTTGATTTTCCTCACCAGTTTTTAATTGGAGATCCCAAACGTGACCCGAACCTCATTGACAAATTAACCACACCAGAAGAGCTATCTGGACTATTAAATCTGGCATTAACCGGGCTTGTTGATTTATTGACTCGCGGCTACTTCGAAGTGCCAGACACGGCAGCAGCAGCACTACTTGAATACAATCTTGCCAACGACAGCACAAAAGCGTACTTGCTTGAATGTACATCATTGAGCGTTGATAGCCAAATTACCCGGCAGTATTTATATGAAAAGTATAAGGATTATTGTGATGAATCGGAAATTCATCCTGTATCAGCTAAAAAGTTTACGCCAAAGGTAAGAGAGGTTTTTCCACAAGTTGAAGAAATTAAATCATTAGGAGTACGTTATTGGGTAGGTTTAAAAATTGGAGTGGATGAATATGAAGAAGACGAAAAGCCATTTTAGGGCACATAGGGCACTTAAAGGGCATTTGTTGGGGCATGTTAAACACATGTAATTACTAGGTTAGGGCACATAGGGCACTTATAAATAACTTTATTAATAATAATAGAATAATATATGTAATAATAATATACACACATATATACGTACATAAATAAGTAGAGTGAAAACAATGTGCCCCATCTGCCCCAGATTTTAATAAACATAGTAACTACGTGGCTTTGAAGGTATTTTTATAAGTGCCCTAAAAATATTCAATGTGCCCTAACCGTCATAAATTATGGATAATTTTTCTAAAATATGGTTAAAAAGGAGGTTTTTTTAAGTGAATGATGACAAAATTATTCAAATTATTCCAGCACCAAGTAATAATTGATTTTTTAGAAAGCATAACAGAGCGGGTTCGTGATTATTACAAACAAAAATTGGAGGCGTATTAATATGACAAATTTAAAATTTCGTGCTTGGGACAAGGTTAACAAAGTTATGATTCCAGCGGTACACATTTTTATTAATGGATCAGGTGTTGTGTGGGTGAATAAGCGTGATGGGATTGAAGGCAGTGATTGTCTGGTAGCGACTACAGATTATGATATTATGCAGTATATTGATGAATTAGACAAAAACAGTTTAGAAGTATGTAAAAACGATATTTTAAAACAAAATAAATCTATTGGAATATGTAAATACAAATTAGGTAAATTTTATATCGATTGGGTTATTGCTAGGGATGGATTTAACGGGAGTATACAATATCATATTAACGACTGCGAAATAATTGGCAATATATACACTAATCCCGAATTATTATTATAATAAAAAAGCCCCTGATTAGAGGGGCTTGGCAACAACTACAAAATCCGTTCAAATTCAGGAGGTGTAATTAATATGACTGCCATGGTTATTATGACAGATTCACTCATTACAGGCACACAGCTATCCAATTCCATATGTTCAGGTGATGCAAAACTATGGGAATCATTATTTATCGCAGCAGATCGAACTAATAGTGACTTCGCAGCAAGACTAATGTATATGCGCAATTCAGGTTGTATATTGGTACCACACAATAAATTTGGCTATGTGATTAAGCCGCTGCCGGAAAATACGGTTTACGATCAGGAAAAATGTTGTTTGGAGAAATTTGTACCGGAGTTAATAAAATTGCTTTCTGCGCTTAAATAATATGTCGGGTTATACAATCATATACCGTAGCTATTAAAAATCGAACACGAGCCAATTACGGAAGTTTGGGATGGGTTTTGGAGTAATATTAAAACTGATTTTATATCGCTTAATTTTCGTTGATATACAGTATTTGTAATGATATAATAATTTTAATATTACTGCATCACATGTTTTACAGTTTGCTATACTTTTAGTAATTATTTGCGTATTAGCTTATTGGATAAAAGATTGTTTTGAGTAACGTTATCGAGGTGACTATTGTTACATGAAACGCAAAAACTACGAACTGGCATACCAGGACAAACTAAACGGGATGACGTATGCAGAAATAGCCAAGAAGCATAAAGTCACCATTAATGCCGTCAGGCAATGGCAACAGCGGCACTGGCGCATATATGGTGTACAAGATGCACTAGATACCCAACAGTGTATGGACGATGCACAACGATTGCCTTTAAACCTGACAGAATTAAAGCCCAGCAAAATACTTGCACCTGTGATTAGCAAGCAAGTAGCTGACACTAATGCAGCATTGATCTATGTTGAATACAACAGGGATACATTACCACAACTTGAACCTAGACAAGACCGATTTGTTGAAGAGTATTTAGTTGATCTTAGCAAGACTGATGCAGCTATTAGAGCAGGTTATAGTGCCAACAGCGCGCCTGATATTGGCTGCCATCTTTATAGTAATCCTGCAATATACGCACATATACAAGTAGCATTAGCAGAGCGCAGAAAGCGAACAGGCGTTAATGTAGATAATACACTGCGGGAAATGGCTAGAGTCGCTTATGCTAATCCTGCTAGAGTAGTGGCAAAAGATGGAAGTTTAATAGAGGGAGCAAGCGAGGATGATCTTGCAGCAATCGCCTCGATAAAGGTAAAAGTAACGCCCATGAAGGACGGCAGCGAGATGGTTGAACGTGAAGTCAAGTTTCACGACAAGAACAAGGCACTGGAGATGTTAGGCAAGCATCAAGGCATGTTTATTGACCGGACGCAAATAATGGTGGCGCATGGCACGTTTGACACTGCTGGCATGAGCGAGAAGGAGCTACGAACCGAATTGGAACGGCAATTACTCATTAGTAACACCATCGACATTACGCCTAAAAACTGTACGCCTAGCAAGGATATTAAGTAATTATCATTATGTCATATAACAAAACGTTGATATTACTGCATTGCTTGGTTTAACTATTATGTATTAGTTAATGTTAATGAGTGGGGAGGGGTGTAATTAATAGATATACCCACCCCCACCGATTTCAAACCAAAACTTGTCAGGAAATCGCCGCATTGAGTCCTCTTAGATATTATAAAAACTAAACGTGAAAGGAGTTTTACCATGGAATGGATAAGTATTACACATCGGTTACCTGTTATGGAATGCCAAAAATATGAAGTATTGGTTGCATCTAAAAGCCAAATTTTAAGAAACAAAACTAACGATACGATTATTGTATCATTTGCTACAGGCAAATATTATGGGCATCACAGGATCACATTAGTACAATATTCACGTTGCCATGATGGCGATGCTGGAATATACAGGAGGTATATATAATATGCAGAATATACTGGGCCCAATATAATGCCACAAGACACAGCTAAAATATTAGCCATACGGCGGGAACTGAATATCAGGAAGGCGCGAGAGAATTTTTGGGCGTTTTGCTGTATGCTTGCACCGGATTTTTATAAGAAAAATTATTGGCACTTGCACTTAATTTGTGAAACACTACAAGCATTGTATGAGCGAAGACTAACAGGAAAAACATTTCGTTATTTATGTGATGCACTTGCTCCTGAATGGTATGTTAAAACTGTTGAATGGGATAGATTGCAAGATGATAAAGTTTATACAAAACTAATAGAAAACATCCCGCCTAGGCACGGGAAGTCAAGAACTCTGGTAATGTTTTGTGAATGGGTATTGGGCATTAATAGAAAAGAAAGAATTATTACTGCTAGTTATAATGATTCATTAGCAAGCGATTTTTCGAGGTTTTGTCGTGATGGAATAGTGCAGCAAAAAAATATTCCCTTTGAAATTGTATATTCTGACATGTTTCCTAATACAAGAATATCAAAAGGCAACGCTTCATTTATGTCTTGGGCATTGCAAGGAGAATTTTTCTCATACAAGGCAGCAGGTGTCGGGGGCAGCGTTACAGGCCGCGGAGCTTCTGTCCTAATTTGTGATGATGTGGTAAAAGATGCCGAGGAGAGCTTCAACGAAAACGCATTAGAAAAAATATGGCTTTGGTATACTTCCACTTTGTCGTCGCGATTAGAAAACACAAATAATGGTGGAATCGAAATTTTGAACATGACTCGTTGGAGTAAAAACGATCCATGCGGCAAGTTGTTGAGCAGTTCCGAGTCAGATAATTGGCTTGTTTTGTTAATGCCAGCCTGTTCTCCTGCCGGGGAAATGCTTTGTGATGAAATACTTCCTAAGGATAAATTTGATAGCATAAAAAGAATAATGGACCCGGTTATATTTGCATCAAACTATATGCAAATTCCAATTGACGCAGAAGGAAGACTGTATCAAACGATATTAACTTATACTGATTTGCCAAAAGATACCGAACGCGTCATATCATATACTGATACCGCAGATACAGGCAGTGATTTTTTATGTACAATCATTGGCCATCAATATAAAGGCGAAGGGTATATTACCGATATTATTTATAGCAATGAAGGAATGGAAATAACTGAACCGTTAACAGCAAAAACGCTTGTTGACAACAAAGTTAATTTCGCAACTGTGGAAAGCAACGCAGGAGGCCGCTCTTTCGCAAGGAATGTTCAAAGAATAATAACAGATAAATATAAAACTTGTAGTGTCACCGTTAAATGGCAACACGAATCTCGGAATAAAGTTGCGAGAATTCTGACAGCTTCGACTTTTATTATGAATCATCTATATTTTCCTGAAAATTGGCACGAACGATGGCCAGAATTTTTTATGGCTATTTATCAATATCAGCGAACAGGTAAAAATAAGCATGATGACGCACCGGATGCTTTAACCGGTTTTGCTGAATTGATACAAGGTGGCAGTTATTCCGGGCTAATTGAGTGGATGGAGCGGAAGAAAAAAGAACGAGAAAGCATTGATAAATAACAAAATATTTGATATAATTAAGAGAGGAATAGCCACGGAGTTATAAACCGTTGCGAATTGAGTTCTCCAGACTCTTTTCCTCTCTTTTATAATTTAATAACTGGAGAAATCAACTACACTGGGGAGTGGTTTTTGTTATGGATAAAATTTGTCATAAATGCAAAAGAAAATTTCCAGCAAATAGTAAATATTTTTATAAAAACAAATTAACTCCTGATGGATTTAAAGCAAGTTGTAAGGAATGCCACGGCGGTAATTTTGATGTAAAAGAAAAAACTCCTGATGGATTTACAAAATGTACTCAATGCGGTTTACCTG